TTTTAAAAAATTAGCAAGAGATGGTGATGAAATATTTGCATCTTTAATAGCAAGTCAAACATTAAACACAACAGAACGTGTTGTTAAAGCACTTCAAAAAGCAGGGCCGCAATGGTCTGGTGAATTTAGTAATTCATGGACAATTTTAACAAAAAGTAGAACTTCTTTACCTTCTAAGCGAAAAAGTCTACCTGAAGACGTTAAAGCTCCTAAAGTTACAGGAAAAGAAGTTTTATCTGGAAATACTTGGTTGATAAGAATTGAAAATATAGCTCCTTATGCTGCTATTGCAATGGATTTAGAAGAAGGGCAATTTTCAAGAGGTTTTTATCTGGGAGGCCCAATAAACAAATCAAAGTGGAAACAAGGAGGAGGAAGAAGAACGATGATGACAATGAAAAGAGGTGAAATAAATAAAGGACAAGGAGGAATGGCTAGTAGAACAGCTCCTTTAGATTGGTTTGCTAATTTTAAAAAAGGAGGTCGCTTAAAGCAATTACTTTCTGAGCGAATAGATATTCCTCAACAGTATTCTTTTCTTAATAGTCCTACTTACAGAACACGTTCTGTTTCTGATTAATGAACTATCAATCTATTCGAGCACAAGTAGAAAACCCATTATTAACTGCTTTTGGAGCGTTAAGTCCTGCGGTTCCTGTCTTTTTTGACAACATTACGTCTGCACCGTTAAACAGTACAAGTGAGTATGTAAGAGTAAATGTAACTTTTGGGTTAACAAACGAACCAACTTTGACTTCTAGCGTTGATAACGCAAGAGGAGCAATTGTTATTCGTATTTTTACAGAAAAAGGAAGAGGGCCATCAAGAAATCAAACATTAATTACAACTGCTGTAGATGTTTTAGAAACATTAAATAATGGCACAAAAGGCACTACTGGAACGTATTTCAAGGTTGGTGCAATAGATGGGCCAAGCTTTTCTAGTGATGAAGAGGCTCCATTATTTATGAGCAGAATAGAAACTTCTTACGTTGCCACGGTTTTGAGCTAATCTATAGGTAAATTTCTACAAGCAGCCTCATGGCCGTAACATGTTTATCTGGCACATCAGGTGCTCTCTACTACAAACCAGCAGGGACAACAGGAACCTTTGGTACTGGTGATGTAACCATTGGTACTGAGACAATGGTTGTTGAAACTTACTTGAATCTTAAAGTTGGAGATCCAGTTAAGTTTAGTGTGATTGATTCTTCTACAGGTGGATCAGGAACAGGAACTTTACCTGCTGGATTGTCTGCTGGAACTGTTTACTACGTTATTACTTACACAGCAGCAACAGGAGCATTAATTGTATCTGCATCTGCTGGTGGTTCTGCTGTAAACCTAACTGATGTTGGAACAGCAGCAGCTCCTAATGAGTTTCAAGTTGCTTATTCTGCTTTTGAATCAGTTAGTCAAGTTAGCGAGTGGTCTTTTGAAATTGAAAGAGCTGAAATTGATGTAACTACAATCGGTGGTGATCCTGGTCAGTATGTTCCATTTAGAAAGTATATTGCTGGATTTGGCGATGGTTCAGGTAGTGCAACTGCTTACATGACAAACGAAGATGCTTCTCTTTCTAACCGCATGATTGAAGATGTTCTTCAGCGTCAACAAGTTGGTGCAGCGTTCAAACTTTATACAGACCGTGTATTTAGTGGTGGAACGGTAAGTGACACTCTTAGTCGCTTTATTAGCTTTGATGCAACATTAACTTCTGCTTCTTTAGGTGTTACTCCTGATGATGCACAAGCAGTAACAGTTAACTTCCGTCCTGCTGGTGTCCCAACATTCGATTTTAGTCGTTCATAATAAGAACGGAATCGGAATGTTCCAGAAGCCCTGCCTTGTGCAGGGTTTTTTCTTGTCTATTAGGTTAGAATAAAAATGTATAAATTTTTATCATGACATCTAGTCCTAAACCAGCAAAATCATTTATGAGGGCAATAGATCGACTTAAGAAAGCTGCAAATTTAGAAGCTACAAAAAAAGAAGTTGAATTGTCTGATGGGACAGTCTTTGAGATGTGGGTTGCTCCATTAACGATGGCAGAAAGAGAAAGAGCACAAAAAGGATCTAAAACTGGTGATGCTAATGATTTTGCCTTAAGATTATTAATTTCTAAAGCTCAAGATGCAAACGGACAACGGTTGTTTGCTTTAGGTGAAATTGATGTATTAAAGAATGAAGTGAGAGATGCTGATCTTCAAACTTTGATGCTTGCTGTTATTACTGATGAGGAAGAATCACTTGACCCAAAGGACTAAGTAAAGAGCTTCGTAAAGATAATTTGTTAATGCTTCAATTTGGCATTGCTAAAGAGTTAGGGAAGTCTCTTGCAGAAGTTAGGCAGATGACGTTAGAAGAAATCATAGGTTGGAGTGCCTATTTTCAAGTTCTTAACGAAGATCAAGAGGAAGAAATGCAAAAAATCCGCAGACGTAGGTAAACTACGGTGAACGAAGGATTTTAATCGTGGCTATAGAATCAAGAATAGATATTGTTGTTAAAAATTTAAATAAACTTACTGATGTCTCTAAGAGCTTACAAGAGATACAGAAATCTAATGAGCAGTTAGTAAAAGGATTGAATCGTGTAGAAAAAAGATTAAATAGTATTGGGAAAAAAGGTAGTGGTATTTTTTCTTCTATGGGTAGTGAAGCTAATACTGCTGCAAAAGGTGTAGGAGGGTTGGCAAATGCTTTAGGCAAAATGACTAGAAAAGCAGGAGGTCGCCAAGCAGGAGGTGGTGGTGGAATTTTATCTGGGATTTTAGGTGGAATAGGAGGAACGGCTGCAATTGGTGGAATGGGATACAAAGCTATTACGGACAGCATTAATGGGATGATTTCAGGGCTAAGAATGTCAATAGCTCCTGCAACTGCTTTTGAAAAAGCTTTATATGGAGTAGGAGATCAACTTATGGCTCATCCTGCGTTATATGGAGGAGCTGCTGTTGCTCTTATGGCATTAGCAGGGCCATTGAAAAATGTTGCGGTATCGGGTCTTGGGAAGTTAGCTCAAGCTTTAAAACGAAATGGACAAGAACTTAATGGAGCTTTTAAAGCAGGAATAATTAACAATACTAAAGGGTTGAAAGATTTCAAGATTGCGGTAGTTGATGCTGTTACTCAAATGAAGAACCTTGTAGTAGGGGCTTCTTTGAGCGAATTAAATATGCACGTTGGGAATGCTCGTAAAGAAATGGAAAGTTTTTGGCATATGACAAGAGGTGCTGAAGAGGCTGCTGAAAAATTAGCTATAGCGATGGCAGCTCAAAGAAAAGAACAAGCTGCACTTAATAAGTTACTTTTGCAAGCACAAGGGAAAAGTACCGCTTCAGCAGCGGAAAGAGCAGCTCATAAAACTTCTGCTAAATACAGACAAAGACAATTAGATATGGGATGGAATTTAGGTTCTTATACAGATCAAGAAGGCCAACAACAATTTATGTGGAGACAAGCTTCTCTTGATATAGCGAAAAAAGATGTTCAATTAGCAGAAGAAAGATTACAAGCCGTATTGGCAGAAGAAAAATCAAGAGCAAGGTCTAAGAAGTTTAGAGAGATGAGTCAACGACAAGAAAGAAAAAATAGAAAAGCAGATATAAATAGCAGATTTAGAGAAAATTTAATGTTAGGCGTTGGTTTTCCAATGTTATTTGGTGGAGGTGTTGGAGCTATCGCTGGTGGAGCTGGTGGAGCAATGTTGCAAAGAAAAATGGGTACAAAAGGAGGGTTTGGTGCTCAAATTCTTCTTAGTGCAGCAGGTCAAGCTTTTGATTCTTTTGTCTCTCAAACAATCCAAAGTGTTACCAAATTAGGTCAAGCGTTAACAAGTGTTAGTGGTACGTTCCAGATGATGACGGAGAGATCTTTGTTTTCGTCTGATGCTACAAGAATACATGCTAAAAATTTATTAGATCAGGGGAAACGTACTGAAGCCGCTGCTTTGATGACAAAAGAGCTTACAAAAGCTTTAGGGCCGATGGCTGTTCAAGATTTAAAAGATTTAGGAGAGAAAAGTAAACAATTAGCTAAAGATTGGGGTGTCCTTAAGACACAAATGGAATTATTGATCGTAGGGCCGTTGGCAGACATGATTGAGATGTTGAATAAAGTAGTAAGTCGTGAGACAGCAAAAAATAAATTAAGTGGTGTAATGCAAGAATCTGAAAGACTTGGAGTTGGTAATTCTATTGATTTAGCTCTTAAAGATGTAATGAAAGAAGAAATATCAAAATTAGGAAATATTGGCAAACTTGAAAGGTTGCTAAATGTTCCTGGCGAACAAGAAATGGTGGGTGGCTTTGGAGGTATTGATGTTAACGCTTTACCGACAGAATCAATATTAAAGCTTGTAGAAGCATTAGATAAATATAATAAATCAATTGAGCAATTTTCAACAGCGTCTAAAGGAAAAGGGAAAGGAATTTTACCTTCACCAGATGAAAATAATGAAGTTTTTCAATCTTTTGAGAAGATTATTCAGGCTCAAGAAAAACTTAATGAAAAAACAAAACTTGAAAAAGAGATTGCTAATGCTGTTAATAAAGAAGCAAGAATTGAAGCTAAATTAAAACTAGCAATATTAGATATTGAAGGAAAAATAACTGAAGAACAAAGAAAAAGATTAAAAGAGGCTATTAGAGCAGGAGAAGAAACAGAAAAAGTAAAAGTAAAATGGGAAGACATTAGAGAGACTATTGCTAGTGGTTTAACAAGTGCAGTTGAAGGATTAATAGCTGGAACGAAGTCATTAGGTGAATCATTAGCTGGTATCGCTAAATCAATTGCAAATATGTACTTGCAAGCAGCATTCATGAATATGTTGCCCACTAATTTAAAATTGGCAGAAGGAGGTTATGTTGCTAACGGCATCAAACCATTTGCTTCTGGTGGATACGCAACTAGACCAACCGTAGGACTTGTAGGAGAGGCTGGAGAAGACGAATACATCATTCCTGCATCAAAGATGGCTGCAAGTATGCAACGCTATTCAGCAGGTGCTAGAGGTGAAGCTGTAATTCCTGGTACTGGTTCGTCTCATGTCGGTGGAGGTGGAGGAGCTTCAACAACTGTTAATTACTCTGGGCCTATATTGAACTTCAACTCTGAAGAGTTTGTTCCTAAGTCTGCTGTAGGACAAATTATTGCAACTGCTACATCTCAAGGTGCTAGAGCTGGAGAAAATAGAACTTTATCTACACTAAGGAATAGTAGAAGTACTAGATCGAGGTTAGGAATGTAATGACTGTTGTTGCCTTAACTGCTTTTGTTACCGTCAAACAAAAAGATGGAACAATAGAACATCAATTCCAAAATGGAAAACATACTGCTGTAGACGGACACTCTTTCTTGTCTTTTATTTATCAAGGAGCAGCAATGAATAGGTCAGGGGATAACTTAGAAGCTTCAATTATCC